CATCAAGTTCTTCCGTGCCTGATTCATGCTGGGATTCAGCAGCATGCTGCCCAGTTCTTCCTGAACGCCCTCACCAATTTCGCTCACCTGCTTGATGCCGGGAATCTTCTGGCCGGTCTGATACAGGTGGCGGGCAATGTCGAATGCGCTGTGCGCCTGCGTGGGAAGGAACTGATTACCCTGCTGCACTCCCGTGTCACCGTGTGCCGCGTATTCCGCTGGGGTGATCTGCTCCGACTCCAGCGCAATCCCCTCCTGTTCGTAGGCCAGCTTCGCCTTCTCGGGAGACATCGCAGGATTGGCCTGCATGAACTCTGGCAGCGTGGCTCGGTTGTTGGGGACGCGGGCAGCATACTCAAAGTTCATTCCCGGGGTCGGGAAGCCACCACCCATGGGCAGCTGAATGGCAGGAACTGGAGGACGAACTGGATCGGGTTGCCTTTCGATCGGTGGAGGTGCAGGTTGGGATTTCCCAAACTCCTTGGTCAAGATCGCGTCGATCTCTTCCATCTTCAGGTCGTCAGGGAACTCAGCTATGGCACCACCCGGTAACTCCACTCGTATTGGCATTCGCTTCCTTACCTTTGGCTCGGACGATAACCACCAGTCTGACCCCTCCAGATGAACACATTAGTTCCGGGCTTCTTCGTGAATCTACCGGGCAGGGCATTGGTTGCTGGCGGTGTAAAGTTCAACGTCACAGCTGGAGCTCTGCCGGACAGGGCATTGGTTGATGGCGGTGTAAAGTCCAGTGGCAATGAAGCTGGAGCATTTGTCGACGGAGGTAAAGCCACAGGTGCATTTGTTCCAGCGGGCGGCAACGTGGTCGGTGCGATCTGCTGGCGACCGGACTTGGCATCCTTCTTGGCCTTGTCCTCAGCCTCCTTGGCGATGGCCAAGTTCTTACGAGCAACCATGATGTCATCCAGCTTCTGCATCTGCTCTTGGGCTTTAACGATCTGACCCCTCTGCTTGTTGAGCTCGTCAATTCTGCTCTGGTCGCCAAGGCTCAATGCCTCCTTGGCTTTCATCTTCCGCTCGGATATGCGATGGGCTGCGTATTCTTTTCCGGTATCAACCAACTCCTGAAGTTCATTCACCCGCTTCTCCAGCGCATCATACTGCTTAACCTCGGGTGCGCTTCTGGCCTGCTTGCCCCATCGGACCAGACGCTCCGAACCAGAAACACCAGAAAGCACGGGGACTTCAGCGTCACCCATCTTCAGGACTTGATAATATCCATCACGATTCTGGAAGGTCAGCATCCCGTCAATGGGATTTCCATCCGGCCCGATCAGCTGCTGCGCTGCCGGTGCGGAAGCAGAACCACTCATTCCCGACGAAGCACCGTGAGGCAGTTCAGCCAGCACGGAATACTTGGGTGCGGTCTGCTCGTAGCGCTGCTGCGGGGTGGACTCAGGAAATTCCTTCTCCAGCTTGTCCATCTGGTTATACCAATCGCGTCGACCTTCGAACTGCTGGTCCGCCAATCGAGCGACGGACTCCACCCGCTTTGCGTCAACGTCGACCTTGCGGGTATCCAGACCGTATTGCAGTTTGTTCTGGCTGATGTCCTCCATCAGCTTCTTCGACAACCGATCCTGCTCCAGTTGCTGGAGTCCAATCATCTGCTGCTTGTAAGCCGACTCGACTTCCAACTCCTGCGCCCGCTGCAACACCTGCTGCTGGAACATCTGCTTCTTGGCCTCCGTCTCCATCTGGGCCATCTGCATTTGGTTGGCCATCTGGGCACGAGCGGTCTGAGCCTGCATCGCGGCCTCTTCGGCACGTTGACGCACGCCCGCACCACCGACGTAGGAACTCCCAATGCTGGGCGTTTGGGCGAACGAACCAAATGATCGTAGCTGTGGCATAAAATCTTAACCGAATGGACCCATTGGTCGCTGAGTCGACCAGCTGGTCGAGTTACCCATCTTGTAGTAAGTCCCATCCCGAAGGTTTCCCTTGCCACCATTGAGACCGGCGCTGGCAGCGGCCTTCTCCTGCTGGCCGAGCACGGTCGGCACCCACAGGCTGGCGGGATTGAACAACTCCGGCACGGGCAGGTCCTGCTGCATCTGGCTGAACTGAGCCGCACCCTTTTGCTGCATGTCCAGCGACGTCAGGCCCAAAGCGCTCAGCAGTGCCGCCGAGGAATTCGGTGATTGGGAAACACCAGACCCAACCCCGCGTTCAGCGGACTGCTGAGCTAAAAGGTTTACCACATCCTGAGGGATCTGACCCTTCAGCATGGCTCCGGCGTTCTGACTCTGCTGGCCCAGCATGCTCTGGTATCCCGGAAGGTTGGCGATGAACGGGGCGATGGCCTCATTGTTCATGAACTGGTTGATGTTGTGCGCTTCCTTTCCGTAGGGAACATCATTGTGATAAGGCACGCTGCCAGCCCAAGGGATTGTTTGAGTAGCCATAAAATTACCAGAGTTTTCCGATCTTTTGGCGGCTCAGGTGGGCACTGCCGAACGGGGCAAAGTTGACTGCCACCTGATCCTTTCCAATGAAATGATTGAGCTCACCGTTGAGCAGACCGATCGCAAACTTGTGACGCTCGATGGACATCTGCTTGGCGGCGGGAGCATCCATCTCGGAGTAGCGCACCGAGGCGCACTCTTCGATGATCGCTTCGAGATTCTGGATCAGGCAGTAGTCGGTATCCGACACCACCGGGATCAGGTCCAGCTTGGCGATCGCCGTGATCTGGACGTTGCCTTCGACGTTCGTGCCGCAGCAATTGCGGGGCACGCCTTGCAGGTAATAGCGACGATAGGATGCCGTGGTCTCACTGGGCTCCATTGTGAGTAGAAGGATTTCGTCGCCCGTCGTCGGGTCATGTTGGTAAATCCTAACCGGTCCATACGTCACGTCTTTCTGGATGCCATTCAACTGAGAGAACGTCTGCGGGGTCTGAACTGACGGAGTAGTCAGGACTACAAACTGACCAGTCACATTGGCCGTCGTCGATGAAGTGGTGTTCGTGGTGTAGATCGTGTTCGCGTCCGCGTCCATACCTTGGAACAGGCACTTCTTGCCCACGTCACGATCATCCGTGATGTAGGCGGTCAGATACTGCGGAGCGTTCGTCATGTCTGTAAACGTCACCGCATTGTTGCGGGTGTAGGCTTGCCGAATCTCACACTTGCAAGCACCACGAAGTTTGGGCAGTCGACCATTGCCGAACTGGAGATACTCGAAGAACTGGTTCTGCACGGCGATCGGTCGGTCGCACATATCCATCGACTGGATGCGGGCGATCTCACGCGGGAGGGTGATGTAGGGCTGGGAGCACGAGACGTTGAATGCCACCTCAGCCCACGTTCCCCACCAGCCATCGTCACAGGCTTCCTTGCACATCAGCAAGCGGCGCTGAGCGCTGTTCACATAGCCCGCGATGGCCGGAAGGTTTTCGGCGCACTGTCCGATCACCCCGGGTAAGCGGGAGTTTCGGAGATCGTAAAGTCGGAGGCGTTGCATATTAAGGAAGGTTGCTCAGAGTCCCATTGCAGATGTTCAGCCCACTAAAGTCATTTCCATTAGAGGTGCAGAGAACCGTGACTTCAATGACGTAGGTTCCAGCAGTAAGATTGAATGGAACTTGGTGAGTTCCTCCACCCAGAACCTGATTGGATACCGTGGCAAATGCCGGGTCAGCTGACCCCTGCTTCTTGATGACGCAGGTAGCTGGACTCAATGCTCCGGGGGTGGTGAAGAATATCTCCAAATTGCAGTCGCATCCTCCGCCGCTGTAATTGAGCAGCGCCACATTTGAGGCAGACTCATTGTCTCCCGGGCTGATGGCAAATGCTGTAGCCGACCAGCTGGCTGACGGGCTGGCGCTGGGAGCAAACGAAGAAACACTCGTCAACACTGGGACACCCCAAACCAAGGTGCTCCAGTTAGGGCAGGATTCACCCACCACCGCCAGAGTCAGCTGACGATAGCAGGTCAGAGTCCCGTTAGTGACGCTGACCGTAAACGATGCGATGTCCACGGTCGTGGGAATTCCACTGATCTCACCGGTCGATGAATCCAGCACCATACCCGCAGGCAGTGATCCCGTGGAGACTGCCCATACGACGGGGCTGCCAACAAGCGGCAGACCCGCATAGATCAGGGTGGTCACATACGGCTGATCCTCGGTGGCATCAGGCAGAAGGGTCGTCTCGATTCCGAAGAAGGAGAACATGATCTCCCGCTGAGAGATGTTACCAGCGGCATCGGTGACGAACAGTGTGACTGGATGGTTTCCGGTCACACTGGGAAATCCCGAAAAGAATGCCGTCGTCGGACCGGTGGTCATGACGATACCGTCGGGCATATCGTCGAAGGTGTTAAACGTAACCGGACCATTGGCCGCAGTCACGATCACCTGACCAGCATAGTAAACCCCAGAGCACGCACGGGCGGGAGTCAGGTCACCGATGCAGATGCGGTTGCTTACGGAAGCATTGCACGCATACGAATGCGCCTGAGCGTTGGCGGTGGCCAAGTTGAAATCAAGGAACGTCCCAGCAGGGGTTACGAATGTAGAGGGTGTTCCATCCGGGCAGATGAACGTGCAGGACTGTGGGGTATTCCCAAACAGCTGACGCGGACCAGTGTCACCATCGCCGCCGCCATTGTCACGAGGGACAGAGATACACTCCATGGCCTGACGCATGGCGCACAGGTTGGCTTCCTCCTGTGACACATCGGAGACGCACAGACCAAGGCAGCCCGAAGCATACCAGTTCTCACCCAGCGGTGGTGGATCCCAGTTCCAGTTTTTACCGATGAAACGGTTCGCGTCCGGCCCTTCGGCTGACAGGTTGACGAATGGCTGGTCCGGGTCCAGACCATCTGGACATCGCACGCATGGATTGTCGCAGGGTATATTCATCAACAGGTCATGTTGGAGTAGAGCTTCCGACCCATCGCCTCCGCGTGCAAATAGATTCCACGCACCCGGCAGAAGCCCTTAATGATTAACCGCAGCTGAAATTGATACGCCTGATTCGACGGTCGTGCAGTGGCGGAGCACTGCGTTGGCGGCACCGGCAACGTCATCGAATTGAAGTAGGACTCAAGGCACGGCAGCAGGGGATACGAGATCGGATTGGAAGCATCTTCGGCGGAGTTCTTCGGGGAACACTTCTTCCAGATGTGCCACGGAATCCAGCAAGCCTGACCGTCGGGGCGATACTGCATCTGAAACTCCACCGTTCCGTGCAGGCGATCGATCCAGAGCTCTGAACCAACGAGCTTCTTCAGCGTCATCTCATCACCCCATGTGAACGCTGGCGTCTCGATGACGAACGTGATTCGATTGCCATCATTGACGTTGGAATCCTCCTTCAGGTGCGTCGTGAGTTCCCACAGATCGATGGTGTTGTTCTGCGACAGGATCACCGCGAACGCCCGCTCCCGGCCACCGAACTCACCGACCGTCAGCTGGAAGATACGCAGCCCTTCATACATGCCCTCCCAGTTGGGTGGCTTCTGGTTCATGAAGCCGCTGATGGGAACAAAGTCCAGAGGGATCAGGGCGTTGTGAATAACACCCTGATCGGTCTGGGTCGGAAGCGCTGTTTGCAGCAGGCGATTGTCGAAAAAGATACCACTGGCGAAGCGAAGTAATGCTCGATCGTTATACTTCAGGATACGCTGCTCGTTCGCTGCGATCGGGATGTTACCCCACTGACCGAAGTAACGCATCGTCTGGTTGAGCGAACGGATCGATGGCTCAAGGGATTGACCGAACAAGTCACCGTTGACCTGAGTCACACAGCGATCTCCCACCCAGCCGTTGTTCATCTGAACCACAGTGACCAGCGGTTGGTTGGACGTGGTCGTAATAAGCCACTGCGCCCGTGTGACCGGGACGTTCAAAGCGTAGATGCCCTTGGTGGTGGACATGAACAATCGACCCTGACCGACGGACGTATCGATGTTGGCGCTATGCGTGAGCGCCCGCACGTTACCATCCTGTGACGGCACGGCGAACCCATCACCACCAATCACCAGCGGACACTCGGTCACGTTCAGCACCGCATCCTCACGATTGGGCAGCACCACTCCAGCGTTACCACCCGTGATGTCACCCGCGTTGACGAAGCGACCTTGAGCGTAGAACACCCTACCCATGAAGTAGTCCATGCACGTTGCGGCAGGGATCTGATTCACATTGGGAGTTCCCGGAGCGACGGCAAGGCTGTTGATGCCGATGCTGCGAACCAGCGTCGTTCCATTCCAGAACAGCGGCAGCGTATTGCCAGCGGTGTCCGTAGTTCCCGGGATATACACCCCGGCGTTCTGTCCGTAGTCACCGGCTTGGATGATCAGATACGGACCAGCCTGACAGAAGTGGGCTATCGTTGGAATGGCCGGGTTGACCAGACCAAACTGAGCGGATAAATCAACGGGCTCGGAGTCGAAAGGGATCAGCCAGATGTGTCCGCTGATGGATGCAATGTGATAGGGGTCACCGTCGTTGTTTGGCTTGTAAAGCCAGATGCCTTGGAAGAGTCCGTCGTCCGCAATCTTGAATAGCTGCTGCCAGCCCCACCGGGGGTAAATCCCACCATCCCGAACGGTCGCGTTGTTCAGCCACGCCAGCTGATTTCTTGCCAGTCCGTTGGGATTCTTCTCCGACTGTATGGTGGTCACCTTGATGGAGTCCACGCCGCCAGAGAAATCAACCGAGCCATCCGTAATGATTACGTCGCCTTGCATGCCAGTCGTTGACTCGGACACTGCGGCAAGGCTACCGTCAGTTCAAGGTAAAACATGATCATCAACACCGGTGTCAAGAAGTCTTCTGGTCGGTTTCTCAAGTATGGATTGTGGTGGCACGGCGCTTCTGATCCTGCATCCAACGAGCTCGACATGATCAAGCGGGGCGGGCGCTGGGAGAAGAAGGATGGGACAATGGCTGGGGAAGGTCTCTACTTTCACTTCCGGAAGTTCCAAGAGATCGTGTGGGCCAACCGCATCTGGAGCAAGGGTCCGTTCGTCAACTACTGGGCAGAGAAGTGCCTTGAGGTCTACATCCACAACACCTACATCGGCGTCATGGGCTGCGCTGCGTCTGGGAAATCCGACAGCTTTGGCTGCAACGTGATCACCGACTGGTATGGCAACCACTCACACATGACCGTGCTCGTGTCCTCCACCGAGCGGGAGATGCTGGAGCTCCGCATCTGGGGCATGATCAAGAAATACCACAAGCTGGCCAAGCGTGACCGCAAGTGGATTCCCGGCAATCTCATTGAGGGCAAGCAGCGGATCATTACGGATGCGAAGGCGGAATTTACCGAGGGACGCGACTTCAAGAACGGTATCATGGGCGTCGCCTGTAAGAAGGGTAACGTCTACGTCGGCTTGGGTTCGATGATCGGGATTCATAACAAGATGGTCACGCTGGTAGCCGATGAGGCCAACCTGATGCCCCGGGCCTTTCTGGATTCCACGTCAAACCTGAGCAAATGTGAGAAGTTCAAACTGATCGCATTGGGAAATCCCAATGAGACCACCAATGCCCATGGTGCGATCTGTGAGCCGGAGATCGGTCTCGGCGGCTGGGAGGGTGGCATCGATCAGAACCCCGGCACGAAGACTTGGAAGACGAGGTGGCCCAATGGTATCTGTCTTCAACTACCGGGTAGCGATTCCCCGAACATGATGGCACCGCCAGAAGATCCGCCTCCCTTCCCTTTCCTTGTCACCCGTCAGCAGATGATCGACGACGCTGCCATCTGGGGCGTGGACGATTGGCATTACACCATGATGAACGAGGCCCGGATGCCTCGGGGTCAGGGTTCACGCCGGGTGCTGACCCGTCAGGCGTGCATCAAGTTCGGTGCGTTCGAGAAGCCCAACTTCCGGGATTCTCGTATTACGAAAATCGCCTTCCTTGACGCCGCCTACCGTGGCGTTGGTGGCGACCGGTGCGTCTTCGGTGAGCTCAATTTCGGTCGTGAGATCGAGGACAGCAATGAGCTACATGCCAGCAACCTTTTGACGAACGTTGTGTCTCAGGAGACCAAACCCCCGCCCGGTCGTCAGATCATTGCCCTTGTCGATCTGGTCACCATCCCGATCGAAGCCACCAAGGACTCCGACACCCCGGAGGATCAGATTGCCCAGTTCGTGAAGATGCAGCTGGCCAACCGTGGCATCGAGCACAACAACTTCTTCTACGACGCGGGCATGCGGACGTCGCTGGTCAGCGCCTTCGCCCGTCACGGGATGATTCACACCGAGACCATCGACTGCGGTGGCAAGCCCAGTGAGGATTTCGTCTCCAGTGAGATTCAGAAGAAGTGCGTCGACTACTACTCCAAGTTCGTCACCGAGCTCTGGTATTCCGTGCGCTACGTCGTCGAGGCCCGCCAGTTCCGGGGCATGCGGGAGGACGTCTGCTCGGAGTTCAGCCAGCGGGAGTGGAAGATGGTTTCGGGCAACCGCATTGAGGTCGAGACCAAGGAGGAGATGAAGGTCAAGACCGGTCGCTCCCCTGACTTGGCGGACTCGGTGGCCATCGGAATCCTTGGGGCACGACGTCGCGGCTTCACGATCAAGAGATTGGGAAATCCCAGTCCGAACTCCACCACCGAGGCTTGGAAGCGCAAGCTGCGGGCTCGGTCGGAAGCGCTCAAGCGCAACGGCAACCTATCATTCAATTAGTATGACGAGCCCAGTCGCTGAACTGCCCAGTGTTCGTCTGCAAGAACCGGATGATGTAGAACTCCTGCTGGCGATCCGGCACCAGCGCAAAGGCGTTGGTCATTGGGCCAACGTAGAATTTGTGAGCGAACGGAATCATCAGGTTGGTCGTCGCCCACACGTCCGTCACAAGGTATGGCTGATCTCCGATTGGGTTGTCATTATCCCACGCGAACCCACGGTTGGTGAAGATGTTGACGTAACTTACGGTGCGGAAATCAGCGGCTTCGAAGAACGGGTTGGCCGGGATTGATTGGTGGACTGTCGGAACGGAACAGCCGCACAACAGCAGCAGTGCCAGCAGTCGGATCATACCCAGTCAGCTAACGGGACAGGCGCAGCGGCCTCGTTGGGCTCCCACACTCCGCACGGGAATGGATTCCCCGATGGCAGGATGTAAGGGATCGCAGAGTTTCGGAACATCTTCCAGATACCACCGGTGAACTCGATACGCCAGATGCCATCAGCGGCGTTGTAACGCGTCGCACTGACCCGGGTGTAGGTTTGGTTGGCCGCAGGGACTGAAGCCCCGGTAACTGCGATCTGGGTGGTAGCAAGCCCGCACAGGGCACTACTGGAGTAGATGGTGCTGAGCAGTCCCAGCGTCAGGGATTCCTGAATGGGAATTCCCAGACAGGTGTAGCACTTGGCGTCTTCCAGCAGGGTGTTATACGCCACCGGCATCAGGGTGTTCCGTTGATGATGTTGAGCAGGCCCAGTTCAAGGGCGTCATAGACCGAAATCCCAAGGCACAGGTAGCACTCCGATGAATCGATCAGTGCTTGGTAGGTGACGTCAGCAGCGGGATTGTTGGTTAAAGCAATGCGACGAAGGAGTGCCAGCTTGAGTAGTTGGGACATCCCAATCTCCCCCGTGCAAGCGTAGCACTTGACCTCGTCGAGTAGTGTGTTGGCGACAACAGCCATTATTCCTCCATGTAGCCAGCCATCTCCGCGTCAGCGGGGGTGGATACCGCCTCTTCGCCCACCTCAGGTTCGGTGTGCGGGACGTAGGTGACTTCAACTTGGTCGTCGAGCACGCGGCTGATCTTTACCGTGCAAGTCGAACCGGGTTCAAGTTCCTTGCCCTCAAAGAACGCGATCGGAAGAAGAGCGGTCGGTGTGTCTCCAGTAGGGTTGTCGACCTGCATCCCCATATCGTCTGCATCGTCAGGAGCAGGTTCGGTGGGCGCTGGTGAGCTATACATTTCTGCCATACATGATCCTTTCCGAACTGAACGGTTAAACCAATCGGCTGCACGACCCACTGTTGAGCCGTGCAGCCATGATTGTCAAACCGATTAGGCGATCGGACCGTCTTCCGAGCCCGTGGGCACGCCCGTGCCGTAGATGCCGTCCGGAGCAGGGCACTCGGGAGGAGCGCTGCTGTAGGACTGAGCAGGATAGCCGGGGTTCGTGGAGCACACGTCGATCTGCGGAATGCAGAACTGTTCCCGCTTGTGGAAATACGCACGGAGGAACTCGTAGTGCAGCGGTCGGATGTAGTATTTGAACCACGCTCCGAACTGACCCTTGTTACCCCACTTGTTTCCAATCGGTGAACCGTTCACGTCAGCACCGAGATCGTGCATCATGAAGCGCCACTTGCCGCCAAAGTCGCGGCTCATGAACGGCATCTCCGGGTTAATCGGAGTGGCGTCGAACACCAAGAACTCAATCCCCTTCTTGTGGGACTGGAAGCTGATGGCGAACTGCGCCCGGTCGAAGTCCGGATTCACATCCGAACCGATACCAGCAGCGCCGCCTGCGCCCGTGGTGACCCCATTGGTATAGGGCAACACGATCTGGTAGCGATACCGGTTACCGTTACCGCCGTGAGCACCGGCACCCAAGTCCTGAACGTAGTTGAACCGGAGGCCCAGTTCATCCACACGGGTCATGTAGTTGCCGATCTGGCCGGAGAACCCATAGCGCCAGTAAGCGGACTGTTCGCCCCATTGGGTGAAGCGCCAGTTAGCGTTGACGTTCGGGTTGTTCGCTCCGCCCACACCTTGCTGACCGCCCAAGCGATCGAGGAACCAGCATGTGTCCATGTCGGTCACCAACTCCACGAAGGGAGCGGTTTCCTTGAAGGGGTTCTTGCCAGCGTAACCTTCACGCATGGTCTTGGACCAGTTGTTCTGCAACATCTGGGGAACCAGATGGAACAGAGCGGAAGGAGCGGCAGAGGTGTCGAAATAGATTTCGTCATCAACCACACCATCGCCATCGGTGTCGACCGAGGTCCACTCGAAGGTGAAGTTCGACAACAGGGCGTTCGCCATGGTGCGATACTTCGCCCACAGCAAGGTGCGCTTGCGGGCATACATCGAGAAGATGTTCTGGGTGTTCGGACGAAGGATTTCGTTGATGATCTGCGACAGATGCTGCTCGGCATGGGTGACGTGCATCTCTTGGTCGTAGCACAAGAGCGGCGTCGACCACGTCTGCTGTTCAGCGTAGTAGGTCAGACGGTCAGCGCCCCAGCCAATCTTCGCTTCCGTAGGATCGCAAGGATTGCCTGTGCATCCGGGGCCAGCGTTGCCGACGCGACTCCACGCTTTCGTGGTGTTCGCCCAGACGGCACGAAACCGGTCCTGAGTGACTTCGGCAGGAGTGCCCATCGGCATCTGCCCCATCGAGACGTTACCCATCCAGCTGTCGGTCAGCCGAATGTCTTCCATGATCAGTTCGTCAAAACGAGGAGTCTCGTCGACGAGGAATTGCGGGAAGTCGCAAGCCTGTAACACACCTTCTGGACATGCCATAAATCAAATTGAGTTCAAGAGTTCACCGTAAAATGCGTCCACGCACACTCAGTGTGCAGAACTTTTCCGCGATGGATTTATAGCCTCCGGGGCGCCGGTAGAGCTACCGGCTATAGCACCTGCTGTTCGGCAGGTTCGACACATTGGGAAATCCCAACCAGCGACAGTTATCACTGGTTGGGAAATCCGTCAAGGGCTCTTCGTAGCCATGGCACGCAAACGGGCCTGCATTGCGCCCATCTTCGAACCACCATTCGAAGTAGAACTTGGTATGGTGGCAGCCGGTCCGCGATTAGGAACGGTGCTCTCATACTGGGCAAGTTTCTTCCGAAGATCAGCAACGACCGTGCGCTCCTTGGCCAGCAGGTGTTTCACCCGGCCATAGCCAGCGGAACGGTGACGGATAGCGGCGTGCAGCTTGGTGATGCTGGCCCGCTGTTCCTTGGTCAACTGTGGGTCCATCGGGTTCTGGGAGAAGGCCCGGTCCACCATCTCGTAGCCCTTGTTCAGGATCACGTTGGCCTCGTCATCACCCTCGATGGGCTCAAAGAATTCCTTGTTGGCCGGGCTGGACTTGATCGATTGGACGGCGCTCTCGTAGGTCGACTTAACCTCGGAGTTAAGTGCCTCCATCGCCTCCTGCTGGGCCTTGGACATCTCACTGAACTTGGTGACTCCGGTCTGCTTGGCCCGGTTCTCCGCATCCAGCTTGGCATTGTGGACCGAGACAATCTTGTCCCGCTCCCGCATCGCGTCCTCTGCGAACTCACCAAAAATCTCCTGCGCCAGCGCCCGAGCCTTGACCGTGGGCATGTTCACCAGCTGCAGCAAGTCACCGGGTTCGATGATCCGAGAACCGGACTCATCGGATACGGTCACACCATCCAGTTCCCGCATGGAGTTCTTCCACTGGTCAACGTAGGGCTTCTCGTAGGTCTCCTTGTATTCCTTGGACTGCTTGAAATCGACGAACTTGATGTGTTCCTCAAGTTCTTGGTTGCGCTTCTTCACCGCCTCGATCTCGGCCATCTCCGCCTTGCGGGCCTCCATGTTGGGCGTGAGTTTCTTCAACTCCACGACCTCAGCTTCAGCCTTGGCACGAGCCGCCTTGTGCTCATCGACCAGCTTCCATGGATTGACCTTGGCCTTCGGGTTCTTGGGGTCAACGACCTCGGTCTTCTCCGGTTCGGTCACCGGTTTCTCGACAGGTTGGGATTTCCCAATCCCCTCTTCGAGCAAGTCCTCGTCGGCTGGGGGTTGATCCGCTGGGGCTGTCGGCTCCTCAACCTTTGCAGCCTCAGCGGGCTTGGCAGGTTCAGCAGGCTTCGCCGTGTCAGGCTGCTTACTGGACCGTGCCTTCATCCGTTCGAGCATCTTCGCCTTGGCGCTCTCGGGCCGATCCGAGAATGGCCTCAAGGGCGCAGGGATAGTCCCAGCCGGGGCGGGCTGGACTCCCTGCGCCCCGCTGGGCAGCTTAGGAGCTTCGGGAATGACGATCGCCGGGGCAACTGGTGCTGCTGGCGCTGAAGGGGGTTCGGCTACTACGCTCATACGGTATGATCTAACTGTGCTGCCATTTTTTCAACTGCCTTGGGGAAGTAGGACTCACCCAACTTGATCAGGATGTCTGCGAATTCCAGTGCCCCCGCCAGCTTCAATCCCGAGGTGGCGGCAGCGCTCATTTCTATCTGGGATTTCCCAAGCAGCAACCGCTGATACTCCAGCAGCGCTGTGTTGATGGAATCCTCCACCTGCGGCATCTGAAAGATGTTGCGATGGGCAGTGACTCGTTTCCCATCGGTCAGGAAACGAATCTTGGGTGGGGGATTGATCAGGATTGGTTCAGCCATGCGACCTGTTTAGCTTCATTTGCTTTTCTTGTCAACCTTGGGCTTTTTCTTCTCCTTGATGCGCTCCAATGCGATTTCGTTGGCGGCATTGGCGTCTGCAATCCTCATGTCGACACCGGTCTGGGCCATCTGCCGTTTCATCTCCGCCTGCAACGCGGCATCCTTGCGGACCTCTTCGCGTTCGAAGGCAATCTGGCGTTGAGCGGTGCGCTGAGCATGCGCTGTCTTCGTGGACTCGGCCTTGACCTGAGCCTGCATGAGCATGGCCTGAATCTTGGCCTTCGCTTCCTGATCCTCCTGCTGACCCTGAGCCTGACCTTGCGCCTGCATCTGCTCCTGCACCTGTTGGGCGAATCCTTTGAGCATGTTGCCCATCTTGCCGAGCGCATCGCCATACTGCTTGACCCGCTGCTGCTCGTTCGGGTCTTGGGCAATGAGATCGATGTGCTGCCCGATGTGCTGAAGGATGTTCAGCATACCCGTCAGCCGTTCCGGTGTGGGAATTCCCATCTTCTGGGTGATCTGAATCAACTGTCCGAGCGTCGCCAGCAACGTGTCCACATACTCGATGTGGTTGATGCCGGTCTTGACCGCCACAGGCAGCGACTGCAACAGCGTTCCCGCCGCCAGCTGGGCGTCGTGGACGGAATCGGTGATCTTGATCGGATTGTGGGGCACAAGTGATTCGGCCCGGCTCGGGTCGTCGGTGATCGCCAGCGTAACGTCGCGGAGAATCTGACGCTGCGGCTCGGGATCATACAAATTGCGATACTGCATCAGCTGTTCGCTGATCGCCAACTCAAGGGTCTTGTTACCCGCACCCATGACGCGTTCCGGCTCGTGCTCCCAGCACTCTGGGTTGAACAGCAGCTTGGGATTTACCCCACGGCGCAGGCAGTTGGCCTGAAACTGACGGATGTCGGGGTCTTTGGAGTCCTTGATGGTGCAGCGGCGGGCGATCTCCCGATACTCAGGCGTCTTATACATGTAGGACTGCGCCAGTGCGCTGGAAACCAGCGTCTGCATCGCATTGACCTCCGCCATGACCTCGAACTTGGTGCGCTCCTTGTTGTCCTTCTGACCACCCTGCGGTTGGGCGGTGTAGGACGCGGAGTTGGCCGCGATCAGACCCTGATTCTGCTGCAATCCGAGCATGGCCAGCTGGTGATCGACCTGATAGCGCTCAGATGGTGGGATGAACTTCACGGAGTCATCGATGAAACCACGGTTGGCCAGTTCCACCTTCAGGGAACGCTGGAAATCCTCCTCCGAATTGGTGCGGAAGTAGATCATCAGCTGCTCGAACACGGACTCGTTGAACTTGCAGCGAAGCCGGTTCTGGAGGTGGCAGATGCTGAACAAAAGGAATCCCAAAGAACGGACGGAGTGGTAACGGAAGGGGGCGACAGCACTGAGGTCGGCAAACTGCCAGTTGATGATCTCGTGATAGTCCTGAGCGACCTTCCGC